AAAGGTGTGGTCGTGGTAGTTTAAACATTGTCTTCTGTTGTGTATGGTGTTTCAATAAATTTCTTTACCTCATAATTAATGTAATCCAATGCTGATTTAATTTCTTCTTCTTTATTTATATTGTTAGACTCTATTTTATCTTTTTGAGATGTAATAGTATATACTAATAAAGCTAATCTTGCACTCCCTTTAAATTGCCAACTATTAATTTGGTCTTGTTCATGGTCATAAAATACAACATTGAACGGTGTTTTTCTATCTAAAGCCATTTGTTTTGTTTTTAAGTTTTAAAAGAGAGGCAGCGCAGTTACTGCCTCGTATGTAGTCATTCACCTCAATTTCTGAAATACCTGTATAAAGATAGTGCTTGTCGCTGCCGTTGCATTTTCATGGGGTATGCCAGCTTCACTTATCTTATTGTAAATGTCAATGTATGCCTGTGAGTAAATGGCAGACATCTCAAAGACCAATGCTGCTAAGTCTGGCTTTTCGCTTTGCTGATCAATTACTGCTACTCCAGTCGGTGCTGGCATTGTTTGCGGCTCATCCTCAACTACCTTGTATTTTCCTTTGTCATCAATTAGTTGTATGTTCTGCCCAGACTTGTATCTCTCAATAACATCGCCAGGCTTTCCGTAAACTCGCACTTGGCTTTGATCCTCCAGAGTTACAAGGATGTTTATTGAAGGCCCATATTGTCCTTCTCTTGGCGCACCTGCACCATACTTAACTACACCCTTAACGATTTTCATAATCTTCTTTTTTGCAGTCAATAATTTCTTGCTCGTATCTATCCCACACATCTGTAAGCTGCTCCGCTATCCAAGGCACATCCAGTGCTTCTGTCATGATTTCGTTAAATAACACTTGCTGGGCATCGTCAAGTAATTCATAGCGGAAGATTTTGTTAATAGCTTTGTCAACATCTTCCTCTGTTGTGCCTTTGATGTGATAGTCATCCATTAGGTAGGATGCAAATCGTTTGCTAATGTCGTTCATGTTTGTGTTTTAAAAGGTGAACAATTTATTTTGTTTCGTAAATATACAAAGTATATATTTAATATACATAATAATATTTAAATTATTTTTATTTTTTTATAACTTTTCTCCACACTGCCAACTTCTGCGCGATCACTACAGCCCTTTTCATGTTGCCTTGTTCTATTTTCTTAGCATGGCTGCGGATAGTAAGAAGGTCTAATGATTCTGGTGGTTCTTTGAGTGCAATGGCCTGTGCCTCATCCCACAATGCTCTTTTCTCTCCTTCCTCGTATGTTATCATGTCAAACTTTAGGCACATATCATACCAGTACAGAGGCACATCTTCAAAGGTCTTACCGGTAAACTCTTTAATCATAGTTGGAAATTCTGCGTACAATTTCTCTCTTTCTGCCTTTCCCCTTTCCTCCATCTGCACCTGGTGTCGGAGTGCTGCTACTTCATTGTCATGGCTTGCTATTATTTTCCTACGGTAAGTCATATAGCCATTTAGTATTTTGCCAATGGTGTGCATATTAGCTTTGCCATAAAATTTAACATCATCATCCAGTTCCAGGCTTTCAGCGGAGAAGAGGCGGAAGGCTATCTCAATCTCATTAGCTGCTATCTGCCCAAAGGTCTTTACAATTTCCTTGGCTATATTTGCATAAAAGGCTAAATCTCCATCAATGCCGTACATTGGAAACACGGAGCTGATAACATTCAATGTTTGTTTGTACGCATCCTTTTGCTCCATGTTGGCAATGCGATTTGATCGGGCGGAAATTATTGCCTGCTCGTCGGAGTTGCGCGGTTGGTACTGTGTTAAATTACTCATTAGTGAATTGTTTTAATTTGTGATAGGTTCTCTGGTACTCTATATACCTCTGCCTTTCCTCATCGGTCATGGCATGGTACTTGGCACGGAGGCGGTGGTTCTCCCGTTCCCGGATCTTCTTGTAGGTATATTCGTTCATGGTGGCGCGGTACTTCTTCATATACTCACGCATATAGGCATTGCGGTCTTTTTTACATTGCATACATTCCAATATTTACGATTTCTACTTCAACTTCTTCCCAGTATGAATGTGCTTTGTATTTTTTTTCATCCCACTTCTCTTGCTGCATTTGCATTGCAAAAAACAGAGCGCATTGTTCTGCGAGAATTGTAACAAGAATTTCATTTCCCAATTCACCTCCAATAGCTGTTATAAGGACATGGTAGTGGTCAAAGAGTTCCTTGGCTTTTTCTTTGGGTGTTTGTTTCATGGTTGGTATTCATTTACAAGCCTCTCAATTTCCTCCTGCCTCCGCTTCTCCTGTGCGGCAGGGTTGGAATACATAAATTTAGTATAAATGTTATTTGCCTGTGAGTAGATATTGCTTATTGTAAAGTTAGCTTTAAGCCATTTGTCGCTGATTTGCCATGCAGCGGTGGTAAACATTGTCACCATTTCGTCTGGTGCCTGCTCACTCGCAGATACCTTCTTTAGCCATGTTACTAACTTTTTACAGTTTGCACCATCCTTTGCAGTCATAATATAATTATTCTTGTCAGAAGGATAGGTAACACCTGCAAGCCGTTCATAGGTGGAGGCGAAGGCGGTAAAGCACAAATAGGTCTCCGAGGGCTCGCGGTCGGCTACCTTTTCTTTTTTCGCAAAATTTTCTTTTGGATCAGAGTCAGTGTTCAGAGAATCATGGTAAGCCTGGCGAGAGAAAGGATTTTTAATTTTTGTTTTTGGAGGAGTGAAAGGCATTTCACAACCTATATCATTTGTATTATTACTTGTTTTATTCTCTGTATTATTATGTTCACGTTTTTGTGTAGGCTGCTTTGGTGTTTTCGTTAAGTCTGCTTTCACGTTTTCGTTAAAGCTGCTTTCACTTATATGTGTTCGCAGTCCTCTGTTTCTTCCATCAAAAAACAACTGAATAATAAATCCTCTCTTTTTTAAGTCACTAATTATATTAGCTACCCTACCCTCGGACAACTGCACAAAAGATGCCAAGTATTCATTGGAGGCAAAGCAGCCTCTTTCGGAGTTGTCCAATGAATCAATTTCAACTAACAATACTTTCTCTATAATAGATAAGTCAGTGTTGAGCCATATCTCTTTAGGTATCCATACACCTTTAAAGTCTCTATTTTCTTTCATAACTCTAATTTAGCTTGTTTACCATAATTATCATTAAACACAATAGCTTGTATAGCGTATTCATCCATTATATTTATTGGAATCAACATTGTTTTAATTGTAGGAAGAGTTTGAACTACTCTGTAAGTACCACTTTTTAACATCCTTCTCAATACAATTTTATCAACTATCCAACACATATCATAATTACCAATTACATAAAAAATAGTGTTATCCTCTCGTAATATTCCCGATGGAATCCATTTGTCATTACTTTCATTTGTCTTTTCGTAAACTTCAATAGCTACATTATTTGTAGCCTCACAATAGCCATGAGTACAATCACCTGTTGACCTTGCATCGTACTTTATTTCATAGCCTTGTAAACTTTCTCCTTGTTCAAATTGATATTTTTTACTACTGTACGGCTGTATGACAATGCCATAATCTCTAAGTAGTTGTCTTATTATAAAGTCTTGAAATTCTAATCCAATTTCAAAAGAATCTTTGTGTTTATTATTTCCTTCGTACATATTAATTATTACTTTGATTACCAAATACATCCCATCCTTCAGGTGTTTCCCTTGCAAATAATTCAATTTTATTGCCGTATGTGTAAATAGTTTCTATAATTTCTCTAAATACATTAGGCTTCTTTGAATGCTCTGTTCTTTCTTCGCTAACTACGCTATCAAATAATCTTTTTACATCTGGAGTACACGCTCCTTTAGTGCATACTAATAATACTTCATGGCGTACACTGTTATAATGTCCCATGTTATGTTTTATTTTATCCCAAATAAATGTAGTCTTATATGTAAATCCCCATGCTTTAGCTACTTCCAATGCTTCTGGCAAATGTGGAGACGTACTCCATAAAAATAAAACTGCATCTTTTTCAGTAATATCTTTTATAGGCATTGCACATATATCTTCTGTGTTCATTAGTAAATAATAGTCCTGTGGCTCTGTAACATATTCTGGCATAGCATTGCCATACTTCCAAGGAGGGTCAGCGTAAATTATCCTATATTTCTTATCCTTAACTTGTACATCTTGTTTTTCAAATGTATCTCTAATTTCTTTTCTTTTTATTTCTATCTCCTCCTTCTTTATTTCCTTGTATGCCTCATTGATTGACATTGTCCCAGTGTTCAACTTTTCCTTTACCTCTGGTGTGGCGTTAGATTGTATTTTCTTTACTTTGGCTATTGTGTCGTGTGAAACATTAGCAATTTTGGCAATTTCCTTTACTGAATTTATTGTTTCTAAATTCGACTTTTCAGATTTCTGAAAAGTGGTTTTTCTTTCAAATTCTTTTTCCTTTGCCTTTTCCTTGAACACGTTTTCAATTTCTAAAACTAAAACACTTTTCCAGTAATTGGATAAATTTCTTCTTCCAAACTGGTTATAAATCATCCATACCTTAACTAAAAAAATATTCTCAAACTCCTTTTCAAGTGTTTCATAATTCATATCATGTTCTTGCGCAATCCTGTAACGGTTGTGTCCATCTATTAAAATGCCATTCCATGTTATTAATGGCTCGCGTATTCCTTCTTCAAGAATGTTGCGTTCCAGCTGCTTAAATTCCTCGTTTGATAATGGGGGAATAAGGCTTTCAAGTTCCTGTAATATTTTCATAAGTTTTTTTTATAAGTCAAATAAATCTATTCTCCAAGCGTCAATTTCATCTTTAGTCATTTTAAAAATGTCAATTATTCCAGCATCGCAATTTGGATAGTCTCGGCACATAAGCCAAATGTCACCCTTTGCAGCTCTATTTACTTGTACATCTCTAAAGGTATAATCCTCCATACAATGATTGCAAATACAAGTATCTGATTGTTTTGGAATAGGATAAAAAGGATAATTTTCTCTAAATAATTTAGTCCTTTCTGCGCCTGTGTATGTAATTCTTTTACGTGGCATAATAAGAAAAAAAAAGCCCAGCAGGTGGAGACTACTGGGCAGGTGAAACAAAGATTTGTTCCAATTTCCTTTGCATGGTCTCCACTCCGTGCAAAAGAATACACAAATATAATACTTTTTTAATTCTTTTCCGAAATTTGTTTAACCTCATTCCTATCCTCTATAAATCCACTGCCATGGCTACCTCCCACTATCTTTAGGTACTGGTTCTCAACGCTGGCACTGTTTATAATAACTTGTGCAACATCTGCCACAACCTTGGCTTTGGCAATGTCGTACGTGGAATCGGGGTCGGTTAGTTCTTCAAGAACGGAAAAGAGGTGGTTGCGTAAATCACTAATTTTGTTTTTCATTTTACAATGTCTTTAATCTGATTAATTAATATTTGCACTTCTTTTAATTCCTGCGGTAATTGTTTATGATTCCGATTTAACATAGCCAAATCTTTTCTGGTGACAAGGCATAGGTTACTAATGTCATCATTGTATTTATTACCATCCAATTTAAACACACACATATCTTTAGGCACTGGGCCGTGCACTTGTTCCCAGTTGTACCTGGCAAGGCTCATCCATTTATGATTAGCGTATTTAATTTCATTATATGAGTTAATGTCTCTGATACTACCTATCGGCATTTCATTATGTGGTACATTACCTTTTTTAAATACACCGGTTAGTTTTTCTATATGCTCTGGGGACATTTTTTGTCCTTTGTTCCAGGGAATATGCCCTTTATGAAAGCAAGTTCTTCTTACTATGCTACTTGTTTTGACATTTGCCCATTGTGCAATAGATACATTTCTGCAATTAGTTGTAATATACTCCTTTGTTTTCCTTAAGCCCATGGCATAAGCTTTGTTGCTGATAGATGTAGAAGAATGAGGCATCCAAGTAGCAATGACCTTATTAGGAGTGTTAGGGTATAATCTTCTAATTATTTCTATCTCCTCGTCACTAAACATTTGTTTATTCCTTTTACTACCTTTTACCATGACTAATAATTATAAAACAATAGAATAATCATTACCTTCATAATTGCTATATGTTAGGTCACTTGATCCATACCTTGCAGAAATAAATACAAAAGTAATACCTCTTGTTTTAAGAAATTCCTGCAATGATTTAAAACTATTCATTGTTCGGATAGAATGCCCAGTTGCAAAAAAAGGATCTTCTGGCCAAACTTCTCTGTATTTAGAATAGTATGTATGTCCTTGAAATTGACCACCATCAAATCCCATTAAATAAAATGTTTTAACTCCTAAATGCAAACCAAGTCCAATAGCATCAAACAAAATTGTACCTCCAACAAATAAAGTATTAGGTATTTTTTCTACAATCGGCTTAACATATACTTTCGTAGATTCACATACTGGCATACCTTTGTACTTGTAAAAATCTCCTTTCATTTGTGTTACACCTCTTCTTTCATCATTGCAGTCAAACTCTGGTAAAACGTGTTTATAAGGATTCCTAAATATATCTTCTTGCCATTTAGCTAAATAATTCTCTGGCATTTTATAACTATGGTGATTTATACAATAATTATAAGGTATTTCATAATCATACCACATTTCATTTACTAAAATTGTATATCCAGTATCATAAAAATTATTAGCTATTTTTTTATATGGCAAATAATCCAAAGATGAACCACTACCAATGATAAGGCACTCATCTCGATTATTATTATTTTTTAATTCCTCTATCCATTTCATATTAATATTCCATTTCGGGAAAACTGGCTTTTACTGTCCAGTATTCAGTTGATAAATTACTTCTTACTTTCCAAAGATTACTTGTATGGTAGCCAGACTTATAAAAACATTTACAAGTAGCATCTACAATGTTTTTAGCACTCATGCCTCTGTTATACTTAGCAAACATATACCTTTTGCAATTCTTGTATCTCGGTAAGTTTAAAACATCTGCCCAGCCTTGAACCATGGCATTGTAAGAGGAGAAAGCCTGGAAGGCGCAAGGTATCTTTTTACCATTCTTATAGCAGTCATCTATAGCATTCATCTTCTTACCGCTGCCTCTGTATTTTATTCCTCCCGGGTTAAACGCCTTTGCCATTAGCTTACTTTCTATTCCGGCATTGGTTGCCTCAATGATAAAGAAAGCATAAATGACAGAGATAGGCAGATCAGTCTTCTTATGCATAGTGTAAAAGAAATCTTCATACATAAAGCCTAACCATATACGTCTTAAATCTACCAGACTTTTATTGTTTAATCTTCTAAAGCCTTGTCCTTCTAAAAAGTCCTGCAATTCATCTTTGCCCATGTTTTTAATCTGTGTTCCTGGCAGATTCTTCATGTCAATAATCATGAGATTATCTTGTGGATATTCTTTTGCAGGATTAGGTGCTTTGTCCTTGCTTTTGGCATTTGTACCTTTACCGGAAAAGGAGATAAAGAGCGAGCTGATAATTAGTATTAAAAGCATATAGCCTTTAATTTTTGTTTGTTTGTTCATACTAATTGGTTTATAAATGTTGTTTAAAATGGTAAATCTTCTCCAAGGTCTAATTTACCTACTGGCGGAGTAGCGGTGTGCGGAGTAGCTTCTGCGGTAGGCTTGCCTCCAAATTCTAAAGATGTGATTCTGCAGTTTATCA